CTTGTGCGCCTGAAATGTTGGAAATGTTAAATAAAATAAATGATTTTATTGATAAAAATAGATATAAAAATTACATGGTAGAATTGCTTCGTAGAGAAGTTTTAGGAATAGAACAACTAATCAAAAAAGCAACATCATGAATAACGAATTTTTATTAGTCGGAGTATTGCTATTATCACTTATTGTATTTGTGCTTTGTATAGCATTATACATCGCTATATCAGTAGGTATGGAACTTAGTGAGGAATTAGATAAATTAAAATATGACAAAACTTTATAACGTTGACCAGATAGCCACGCAATTAAATATAAGTGTTAAGGCGGTTAGGAATAAATTATCTAAAAAAGGAGTTAAAAAAGTTAAGACTAAAAATAGACGAGCTTTATATAACCAGAGTCAAATTGAATCTATAAATATAGATAGAAATAAATATTATCCTTTAAAAACAACAGTAATATATTATATTTACGAATCTAAAATGAATAAATTATGAGAAAAATAGCAATGAGATGCACGCAGGAACAGTTTGATAGTATTAAGGATAGGATAAAATTGAAAAATATTGATGTTGATTTTGATTTAAAAAAATATCCATATTTAACAAATTATTATTCCAATATAGAATATTATTTAGGTTCATTTTACGAAAGTTATTTTAATAGCAATTATGAAATATACGAAACATTCGATGCTGAAATATTTTTAAAGGCTTGTGACAGTTGGGAGGATGAGAAAGTTTTGAATATTTCAGATTTTGAGTTTTATAATGAAAATAAAAAAGTTTGGCAAGACATTAATATTATAGATTGTAAGGTTAGACTCAAACCAAAACCAGACTATTCAAAAGAAATAAAAGCATTGCAATTGAAAGCAAAAGATAACGGTATGAAATGTATAATTAATTTTGAGAAGATATAATAATTATCACTATATTTGTAATTATAAATCAATAACTTATGTTAGAAGAACTTGCAAAAAAAGATAGTTACTGGAGAAAAATAGCTTTGAATATATCTAAGGATAGGATGATTGCTGATGACTTGGTAAATGATATGTATATAAAATTGCATGATTCAACAAAACAAATAAACGATTTTTACGTTATTATAGTAATAAGAAATTTATTCTTAGACTATGTGAAAGCTAAGAAACAAAAAGTATCTTTAGACTTGTTTTTCAATTTAGCACATAATAATGAAGTTTTAGAACTAAACGATTATGAGGTTGGATTGTTAGAAGATTGTAACAAACTAAGTTATTTACAATTAGGATTACTTAGTGAGTCTTACGATTTAAGTATTAGAGAAATTGCAGAAAAATATAAGTTTATCGATTATGGTTTAATTTATCGTGAATTAGATAAAGCACGTAAGAAAATTTTAGGCAATGATATTGATTTGTATAAAAATAAAAGATTAAAATGGCAAAAGTAAGAAGAAGTAGAGGCTTAGGCGATACGTTTGAAAAGATTATCCACGCAACAGGTTTGCAAATATTTGTGGAGGGTAAAGATTGCGGATGCGAAAAAAGAAAAGAAAAGCTAAACGAGTTATTTCCTTATCGATTTAAGGCACGATGTTTAACTGAGCAAGAATATAATAGTTGGAAAGATTTTAAGGCTGTAAGAACGCTTACGATAAGTAAAGAGCAAGTAGACTATGTTTGTGAACTATACGCAAGTGTATTCGATAGACAGTTATGGTTTCCGTGTGCAAGTTGTAGTCCTAAGCCATTGATAAGTATGATTGATAAATTAGATAAAGTGTTTGACAGTTATGAATAATCAATTTTTTTCAAATGGAAGATAAAAGAGGAGGAGTCAGAGATGGCGCAGGACGTAAAAGCAAGGCAGAGGAGCAAAGTTTAATAGAAAAACTTACTCCATTAGAGCCAATAGCATTTGAAGCTCTTACAAACGCTTTAAATGATGGTAAAGATTGGGCAGTTAAATTATTTTTTCAGTATAATTTCGGAATGCCTAAGCAAACGATAGATAATAAAGTAGAGGTTTCTAATTTTGATTTAAAAGATATCGTTAATTTTAAATAATTGATAACACTAAATAAAAAGTATTCCTGTTTGTTTGAAAATGATGCCCGCTTTTTTATTATTACAGGCGGTAGGGGTTCAAGTAAATCTTTTGGGGTTGGCACGTTTGCCAGCCTTTTATCGTTTGAATCAGGGCATCGTATTTTATTTACAAGGCAGACAATGACAAGTGCGCACCTTTCAATTATACCAGAGTTTCAAGAAAAGATTGATTTATTAGAATTGAATGATTTTTTTGAGATAAATAAATCAGAAATAAAAAATAAGAAGTCAGGAAGTGAGATAATATTTAAAGGGATAAAGACTTCAAGTGGTGACCAAACAGCAAACCTTAAATCGTTACAAGGTGTTACAACGTGGATATTGGATGAAGCTGAAGAACTAATTGACGAAACGGTATTTGATAAGATTAATTTATCAATTCGGCAAAAAGGGAAACAGAATAGGGTTATACTTATTTTAAACCCGGCAACAAAAGAACATTGGATTTATAAAAGATTCTTTGAAAGCGAGGGAATAAAAGAAGGATTTAACGGAACGAAAGGAAATGTAACTTACATTCATACTACATACTTGGACAACATCGATAATTTAGATGTATCTTTCTTGGATGAAGTAGAACGAGTGAAAACTTCAAATCCTAAAAAATACAATCATGTTATTTTAGGCGGTTGGTTAGATAAAGCAGAGGGTGTTGTTTTTACGAATTGGGAGTTTGGTACATTCAATCCTAATAATTTACAAACTTCATTTGGTCAGGATTACGGATTTAGTATCGACCCTACAACCCTTATTGAAGTAGCAATAGATAAAAGCAAAAAGATAATTTATTTAAAGGAACATTTATATAAGCCTAAATTAACCACAACAGAGATAGCGCATATAAACAAGTCTATTTGTGGTAATAAATTAATTGTAGCTGATAGTGCTGAACCTCGTTTAATCGATGAATTAGTTAGTCAAGGGTGTAGAGTAGTTCCAACAACAAAAGGAGCCGGAAGTATTAGTGCTGGTATTGCTTTGATGCAGGATTATAAATTAGTTGTAGAGGGTGAAAACATAGGTAAGGAATTAAACAATTATGTTTATACGGATAAAGGTAGTAAACTATTCTGTGATAATTGGAATCACGCAATTGACGCAATTAGATACAATGTATCATATAACTTAACAGGCGGTTATAAAATAGAAATAAGATAACAAAAAAGCAAATAAATAGTTTATAAGATATGAAAGTAACGCTTCCAGAATCAATTCACGATATAACCTTGTTGCAATATCAGCAATACGATGAGTTATTACAGCGTGAAGATTTAGACGAGTATAATTTTAATAAAAGAAAGATTCAAATCTTTACAGGAATAGAACGCAATAGAATAGAACTTATAGGTTCAGTTGACTACAAGATGATGTTTACTCAAATAGATTCAGCATTAAATCAAACAGTTGATTTTAAACCTACTTTTTTTATTAAAGATGTTGAATTTGGATTTATAACAGACTTTGACAAAATTACACAGGGGGAGTTTGTAGATATATCTACGCACGGCTCGAGCGTTGAAAATTTAAATAAGTTGATGGCAGTTTTATTTCGACCTATTAAAAAGAAAGACATTTTAGGTAATTATGAAATAGCTAATTATACAGGGACTAAACAATATTCTGACATAATGAAACACATGCCTTTATCTATTGTTAACGGTTCATTGGTTTTTTTTTCGAGTTTAGCGAACGAATTAATAGTTTATACCCAGAAATATATGAGGGTGGAACAAGCGAGGGAAGAAACGCAGGAAACTATTTTGAAAAGTGGGGATGGTATGCTACAATAGAAGAACTGGCAAAGGGTAAAATATGGAAAATAGATACTATATTAAAAATGAATGTTCATGAGGTACATATATTCTTAGCTCACAAAATTGATAAGCAGAAATTAAAACATAAGATTATGAATAATAATACTAATACAATAGAATTATGATAATAGAAGAAAAGGAAACTATTGAAAAGTTTTTAGAACTTCAGAAATTAGAAGCTGAAATAGAATTAGTATTAAGAAAACATAAAAAAGATTTAAAACACTGTTGTTTTTCAGTTTATTTTAATAAAGAATTAGGCTTAAGATTAGAATCAAAGATAGGTCAATTAATGGCATTAGGATATTATTTAAAATCAAAAGAATGAATCAACTAACACAATTATATTTATATCTTAAGCAATTAGCTGAGGCAGACAGTTCGGTAAATTCTGTTATGAAGGCTCAGGATATTGATTTGAAAAAAGAAATCATGTATCCATTAGTTAATATTAACATAGTTTCTGGAGGTTTTACAAATGGTCAAACAGTTAACTTTAATATAGAATTATCATGCTTTAATCAGAGAGATATTAATAAAGAAATTAATGAAGATAACTTTTTTGGAAATGATAATGAAGTAGATAATCACAATCTTTGTATTGCAATTTTAAACAGAATGTGGCTTAAAATGTATGCTGATTTTGAAGACAATAATATTACCTCGAGCGAAAATCCATCGTTTGAATTAGGTTCTTTTGAGGGTGCTAAATTATTGGATGGGGTTCGTTTATCTTTTGAAGTTGAAGTTCCAAACACGGAATTATCATTATGTCAAGCGGTGTAGCTAATGAGTTAGACAAGTTCGGTAAGTATGTAAAACAACAGGCTAAGTCAAACTTATCTAAAAGAAAAAAGAAAGATACAAGTGCGTTGTACGATGGCGTTAATTATAAAGTTGATAGCAACGATAACACAACTACTTTATCTTTTACGTTTGGGAACGCTGAAGATTATTGGGAGTTTGTAGATAAAGGGGTAAAAGGCGTAAGTAGTTCGGCAAAAGCACCGTTAAGTCCGTTTAAGTTTGGAACAGGAACAGGAAAAAAAGGAGGTTTGACAAATGGCATTAACGGTTGGGTATCAAGAAAACGCATTCAATTTAAAGATAAAAAAACAGGAAAGTTTCTAAGTTATAAATCAACAGCCTTTTTAATAATGCGTTCGATTTGGAATAAAGGAATTGCAACAACAAATTTTTTTACTAAACCATACGAACAAGCCTTTCAAAGATTACCAGATGATATATACATGGCTTACTCTTTAGAAGTTGATGAGAAATTAAAAATAGCATTAAAATTATGATAAAAAGTTTATCGCCTTATTATTTAGAAATACCATTTACAAGTCCGTTGACCGATGCTATTTGTACTTCTTACACGTTGCAAGTTTTTATTTGGGATGGATTGAAAGCAAGTGTACCTACCGAGTCAGTTTATCAGGTTACAAAGAAAAATCCGACTGGCTCAGGCGGTACAGATAAAGTAAATATAGCACGATTAGTAAATGACTATATTGATTTCATGCCTAATGAAATGACTGTAACAGGAGTCTACAACGGAAACAATCAGGCATGGGTTAAAACACAAGTTATTTACACTACTGATGACGAGTTAGATTTGGATGTGGTTCAATTAGAAAGTGTGCAATTATTAACACGTGGTTACGGTTATGGATTAGATGGAGATAATGCACAATCGAGCGGGGTACTTTTATCAGGCGACGAGTTCAAAGTAAATCGAAACGGTTTCTTTTGTTTACCTTTAATGATAAGCGAAACTTTATCTTATTCGTTAAGCGTAAAATCATATCCTATTAATACATTAGATTATAGTACTACAATATCTTCAACTACTAACAGTTCAAATTTAATTAAAAACATTTGGGTAAATGTTATAGATATTTTGGATGATGATGTTATCGAAATAACTATACCAGAGTTAGACTATACGTGTACTTTATTAGTTCAGGACGAATGTAGATACACACCTATCGACATAGCCTTTCAAAACAAAGAGGGTGCTTTGCAATTGCTTACATTTTTTAAAGCAAGAACCGATTCTACGAATGCAACAAGTGAGGAATTTGAAAATGACAGAGGGCAACCAAGCTTAGGCTATCATCAATACGTTACTTATAATGTTCAGGGTAAATCTAAGTTCAAAATTAATAGTGGCTTTGTGAATGAATCGGTAAACGATTCTTATAAACAATTGCTTTTATCAGAGCGAGTATGGCAGGTTACAGATGGAACTGCTTATATACCTTTAAAATTAAGCACTAAATCATTAGAATATAAGACACGACAAAAAGACCGTTTGATAAATTACGAAATGGAGTTTGAATATGCATTTAACGATGTTAACAATATATAAATGGTTGTAAAATTATACATAGGTAACGAGGACTTAGATAGGTTCAAAGATGAAAGTATAGAGATTAACAGCTCTATCGCTAATATTAACGATATCACAAAAAATACTACTGATTATTCACGCTCCTTTACCGTTCCTGCTACTAATAAAAATAATCGTATTTTCAAACATTACTACGATGCCAATATAGATAATTCATTTGATGCAAGAGTTAAACAGGATGGGCGTATAGAGTTGGATGGAATACCTTTTAAGTATGGTAAATTTAGGTTAGACAAAGTAAGTGTTAAGCAAGGACGACCATATGCCTATACTCTTACTTTTTGGGGTAATTTGGTTTCGTTAAAAGACACTTTGAAAAATGACGAATTAAGTTCTTTAGACTTTTCAGAATTTCAACACACTTTCAATCCTGCTAATGTAAAGACAGGTTTAACTTCAAGTTTATTTTCTGGTAATTTAATTTATCCTTTGTTCGTTAAAAAGCAATTATATTATGATTCCTCACAAGAGGGAACTAATACAGATAAGTTAGCAAACATATCATACCTACCTTTAAGCGCAAACACGGGATTAAATTGGAATGAGTTACGACCAGCGTTAAGAGTCTTAAATATTATTGAAGCTATCGAAACAAAATACGGTGTTACTTTTTCACGTGACTTTTTTGGGCGTACTGATTTTACAGAGTTGTTTATTTGGTTAAACAATGATTCTAATTTAGTTAATACGCAAAATAATAAAGTCAGAATAGACTTTACTAATACAGGCGATATTGACGGTAGAGGTGGCGTAGTTGATATTGTAGAAGATACTTTTGTAGCAGGTGGTAAAAGAATATATTCTCTTATTGACATAGTGCCATCCTCAGGATATGAAAATGTAAAGTACAATATTGAACACACAATTGATGGAAATTTAGCAGGTGGTTTTAGTCAAAGTACTGGGACTGATGTATTTTATTTTGACATTGAACGCAACACTGGGCAAAAACATTCGTGGTATATTTCAGCGAACCAAGAGTTTAAATTTACAAGTAAGTTAACTATTGAGTTTAGATACGAAAGTTATCGTATGTCGGCTACTTTTCCACAGCAAACAATAACAGGACAGTTACAAGTAATTAATAACTTACCTAAGATAAAGATAATTGACTTCTTAAATGGATTATTTAAGATGTTTAAATTGGTGGTTATAGCTGATGAATACGATAATATCTACGTTGATACTTTAAAAAGTTTCTATTCTAAGGGTTCAATTTGGAATTTTTCTAAATACATAAACGATAATTCAATAGATATTGAAAGGGGTTCTTTATTGAATGAAATTAAATTTAAGTTTCAAGAGCCTATAACTATATTAAACAAACAATTTAAAGTAAACACTGGTTTATCATACGGTGATGAGGAAACAATTTTAACGGATGATGGCACAGCAACTGGTAAACCTTTGGACGGCGAAAGTTTATCGTATGAATTACCTTTTGAGCAAATTGTTTATGAGAGGTTAGTCGATTTAAAAGATAATATCAATACCAATATAATGTACGGTGCCATATTTGACGAAACAATTACACCCGTAAATCCTAAAGTACATTTATTTTATAACGTATCGACAGCAGTAGGTACAAAAACTTTAGGCTTTATTAACGATATAGGAGGAAAAGAGCTAATTAACGGAAGCGTTAACATAGCCAGTCACTCAATTGACTTTATTAATCCACAATATAACTTAGTTTTTGGAATAGAAAATAATGAATGGAACGGTGTAGCTTCGGAAAATACCTTATACAAAAACTATCATAAAGATTATGTAGATTCTGTAAAGCCATTTACTAAATTTTCTACAAAATTCCCAACCTTTGCAAGTCCCGGAACAACATTCAAAACCGCTTGTTTAACTTTATCAA